GCATTGCACATGACTCTTGTTGAAAGAGTTGTTGATACAAAGATTGCACTTGGCTATGAGCAAGTTGAGGACCGTGAAAAGCTAATTGCTGACCACGTAGCTAGAACAGCTTCATCATTGGCAGATACTCTTAGAGATCTAGCTAAAACACCGGTGAAATTAGCTAAAAGAATTTCAAACTTTATAGGTATGCCACAGGTTACCTCAGAAGCTGAAGTTACAGAAGCTGAAGAAAATGTATTAACAGTTGGCAAAGAGGATGTAGTTGAACAAACTGCACCAGTTGCCGATTCTTTCGAGCAAGTTTTAGTTGATGCCCTAATGGGTAGACGTAAACTCTGATAAGTTAAGGAGAATAAACAATGAGTTTAGCAAAATTCCGCAAGGTACATAGTAAGACTGGTGCTGGAAGGTTTGTAGTTTCTGAGGGAGTTGCTCCCGCAGCCTACTTGCTTCCACATCCAGGTCTTCCAACTTGGTATTTAGATAGTGAAGATGATCGCTTTGAGATTGTCATTCCTAAGGGTACCATTCTTTCAGTCGTAGCTGATTCCAATGGCGACGCAAGAGTAGTTCCCGCTAACGGAACTAGCTCAAGCAAGTCCTGGGGCGATTCAATGCCCACAACTTGGGATCCGCTAGACGGTGCAACACCAAACTATAGCTCAGGAGCTACTGACACAATTTCAGTCCCTGCTCGCTCAATTCCAATTGGTTGCGCACAGTATGATCTTTACAGACCATTCGATAAGGGCACATCTCAGGGTGCTGGCTTTATTACGCATGGTTATGTAGAGTATCCCATGGTTAGCGGATTGAACAATGACGTAACAGTTGGTTCCGTCGTTCGCTCCGATGTTATGGGACGCCCAGTATTGGCTGCAGCAACTGACTTCTATGATAGCTCAGCTGCCTACGCATACTTGCAAGTTGGTAAGGTTGTCGAAGTAGAGAAGTTTGCTACAAACTTTGATGACGGCCTCCTTAGCTACATGCAGCTTCCATCAGATCCAGGCGCTTTAAAGACTGTTTACGAGCTTACTCGTGCCGGTACTTTTAGCGGTAAGCTTGGCATTCGGGCGAACCTGGACGTAAATAATGTCATTGGCGCATTCCGCGTTAATTTGACACTCTGATAAATAGAAAACAATAGCACAGGAGGAATAATCCTAAGATGAGTAAGACAATCCAAGAGCTCCTCTCGGGTCTCCCAGCTTGGGAGGCTGCACTGACTGAGGACGGGTATATAGACGCAGATAATAGAGTAACCATTAAGGAAGCATTTGCATCTTCTGATGCAGCTGCCCTTTTCCCCAAGGTTCTCTCTCGCACTCTGCGTGAGGCTGCGGAGCCACAATTGCTGGTTACGCCGCTTCTCTCTACAGTTCGCCTCGGCAAGGGGCGCTCTTTGGAGTTCCCAGCAGTCAATGCAATCCAAGCAGCAGAGATCCCAGAAGGACAAGAGTATCCAGAGCAAGCACTCGCATTTGCAAAGCAGGTAGAGGGCAAAGTTTCAAAGAAGGGCGTTAAGCTCGCCTTTACAGAAGAGGTAATTGCCGATTCACTTTGGGACATTGTTGGCCTACATGTTCGTGCAGCTGGGCGTGCCATGGCTCGTTTGAAAGAGCAAATTGCACTTAGCCGATTCAAAGACGCAGCTACTATCGTATTTGATAACGATAGCGGTTCATACGATGACACCACAGGTCGCGACATTGATGGCACAGCCAACAAGACCGTGACATGGGATGACATCATTGACATGGCTGCTGTTCTTATGGCTGAAAACCATATTCCAACAGACTTTATCCTACACCCCTTGATGTGGTCAGTGTTCCTTAAGGACGCTATTTTCCACGCCGGTGGTGCAGCTTCAGGTGTTGGAAGTAGCTGGGGATATCGTCCTCAGTCAGCCGAAGGCGCTCTAAATGCAACAGCACCCATGGGTCTCAATGTGCTTGTTTCACCATTCGTTAGCTTTACTGCTAAGAGTGGCGCAACAGCTGCTAAGTCAGACCTCTTCCTCATTGATCGCAATGAGGTCGGCTCACTTCTAGTGAAGGATGATATGAGTACAGATCAGTTTGATGATCCAAGTCGTGACATTCGCTCACTTAAAATGAAGGAGCGGTATGATATCGTAATGTTAGGTGATGGTGAAGGTATCACTGTTGCTAAGAACGTAAGACTCAGCCGCAACTACGAAGTTCAGGTTACAAACGACGTAGCTTTGAGCTGATAAACCTTAGGGTTGCTATAGTTACGAATTAGCCCTAAAGCTAGGGGACGGTGGAATAAATCTACCGTCCCCTATGCTATTAATTGCATTAATTTGTTACTATTAAAATAGATGCGTATTATGGAGTGTGTAAAGTGGCACTATATTTGATTGATAATGCAACTGTAACAGTAAATACAGTTAACATTAAGTTTGGAAGAACTATTAAGATATCTTCGATAGTAGATGCCAATTTTACTGTAAATACAGATACCGCAACACCAGTTCAACTAGTTTCTCCATTTAAGGTAATAAATACAATAACTGACTATAATCAGATTAGTAGAACTTTAACTTTATATTGGGATATAGTATTACAGCCAAACACAGATTATGTTCTTAAAATAACAAATTTATTAGACTCTTCAGGTTTTATAATTCCAGAAGAAAAAATAACCTTTACAAGCCAGACTAGCGCAGCGACACCTTCGATTCTTACTGACAGTAAAGCTACAGTTCTTAATGAAGTTTTAATAGAAGATAAGTCTGTTAGAGCAGATATTGAAACTGGATATCAAATATTAGCAAAAAACCCAGATTTTTATATAATATCAACTAATCCAACGGCTGGAGATTTTTATCTAGCAAATGATGAGAATAATGGTAGGGTAACAATTACATTTAGTTCTCGACCAGCTTCAAACTTTTTGATCTCTAAATACTTTAAAGCGCAGCGCAAAAAGATACAAAAGACTCCATCAAGATGGGAAAATGTAGATACAAATATATCAATGCACTCATGGAAACCAGATGTATATGTAGATTTCCCATCTACAGACGCTACACCCGTTTTCTATATTGATGATAAAACTTATTTCGAAAAAGGCTATAAATATAGAGTTATTGTCTCTTCGGAAGTTGGCATATAATGGCAAATGCACTATATGCAAAAGGGAAAGAAGGCCTACTAGAGGGTTTATTTGACCTGACTGACAATAACTTAAAAATTGCATTAGTAAAAAATACTTATACAGTAAATTTAAGTACACATGAATTCTTATCAAGCATTAGTGAAGATTCAGTCGCAGCAACTACTAGTTTATTAAGCGGAAAAACAACAGCATCTGGTGTCTTTGATGCTGATAATATTACAATAGAAGATTACGGGACTAGCGGTTTTGCCTATCTAGTTTTATATAAAGATACTGGAGTTAGATCTACATCAAGACTTTTAGCCTACATAGATACAGCTACTGGACTTCCAGTATCTTCTAGTGCTAGTCCTATCTCCATCACAATTAATTGGAGTAACGAACAATATAAAATATTTAGTTTATAAAGGATTTTTATGACCACCCAGTATCCCGCAGCATTGGACGTATTGATCAATCCTACATCATCTGATGCGCTTAATTCAGTAACGGTACCTCACCATCAACAGCACGCTAATGCAAATGACGCCATTGAGGCCATGCAGACGGTTATCGGATTAAATCCAGCGGGCAGTCATTTAACAGTTAAAGATAGAATAATATCTGCAGAAACTGCAATTACTACACAATCCGTTTTAAATGGTTTAACCGATGTTACTATATCAACAGTTAATCCTGGTGATGTTTTACGTTACAATGGCTCAGTTTGGGTTAATTATAATGAAGAAAATCTTGTTGATGGAGGAAACTTTTAACAATGGCTAATACAATCAGAATTAAAAGAAGGGCATCAGGAGCTTCTGGTGCACCAAGCAGTCTGGAAAATGCAGAACTCGCATATAATGAAGTAGATGATACCCTTTATTATGGTAAGGGAACTGGTGGAGTTGGTGGAATTGCGACTACCGTTGAAGCAATCGGTGGTAAAGGCGCATATGTCGACCTCACTGGGACTCAAACTATTACTGGAAATAAAACATTTTCTGGAACAGTAGCCTTAGGATCTTCTGCAACTGCAACAACACAAACAGCCGGGGACAATAGCACTAAAGTTGCAACAACAGGATATGTGGATGCAGCTGTCGTAGCTGCTACATATAACTTTACTTTAGCAGGTGATTCTGGAACATCGCAGACAATTGACGACGCGGAGACTGTAACCATATCAGGTGGAACTGGGCTTTCATCAATAGCATCATCTACAAATACCATAACACTAAATCTTGACAATACAACAGTTACTGCTGGTTCATACGGCGGTGCTGCCTCAGTCGGTAGCTTCACGGTTGACGCCCAGGGTCGTTTAATCGCAGCAAGTTCTACAACTATAGAAATTGCGCTTGGAACTAATACTTCAGGAAACTATGTAGCAACAATAACTGGTGGAACTGGTGTTACTTCTTCTGCAGCAACAACAGGTGAGGGGACAACTCACTCACTGTCCATTGGTCAAGATGTAGCAACCTCTGCAAGCGTAACATTTGCAGGACTTACACTTAATAGTGGAAGCATGGTTTTTGAAGGTGCAACTGCAAATGACTTTGAAACAACTCTTGCAGTCACAGATCCAACTGCAGACCGCACTATCACTCTGCCAGACGCAACTGGTACAGTAGCTCTTACTGCAGATAAGCTTTCAGCTTTTGCAGCGACTTCATCATCAGAACTTGCTGGAATTATATCTGACGAAACTGGTACTGGTGCTCTAGTATTTGCTAATACGCCAACACTTGTAACTCCAAACATTGGTGCTGCCACTGGCACCTCCCTTGTCCTTTCGGGCGATCTAACAGTTAACGGCACAACAACTACAATCAATTCAACTACTATAACTATTGACGATAAGAACATTGAACTTGGCTCAAGCGCCTCTCCGACAGACGCAGGTGCTGATGGTGGTGGAATCACTCTTAAGGGTGATACAGACAAGACTTTTAACTGGGTTGATGCAACTGACGCATGGACTTCTTCAGAAAATCTTAATCTTCTGACAGGCAAGTCATTGTTGATTGCGGGAACTTCTGTACTCTCTGGCTCAACTCTTGGCTCAGGAGTAACTGCCTCAAGCCTTACTTCAGTTGGAACAATTGCAACTGGTACCTGGAATGGTACAGTAATCGGTTCAACTTATGGTGGAACCGGAGTAAATAATGGAGCTAGTACCATTACTCTTGGTGGCAACCTTGTTACATCTGGAGCTAATGCAATAACTTTCACCTCGACTGGAACAACAGGCGTAACTCTTCCAACATCTGGAACTCTTGCCACTTTAGCTGGATCTGAAAGTCTTACAAATAAGACAATTGATTCGTCCAATATAGGCGCAACAACTAAAGGCACAGGAGCTTTCACTACCTTAACCTCAAACGGTGCCACAACATTTACTGCAGCAACTGCGTCATCATCTTATACAACTGGCACCTTAGTTGTAACTGGTGGAATCGGAGTCTCAGGCGCATTGTACGGAAATAGCAGTACATTAAGTGGTTTCTCCATTGATGGTGGAACATTCTAATTAAAGGATGTAGATGCTCTACAATGGAGATATAGCCTATAATCAAGATCATTTCAATTACAGTGGTGTATATGTAGTTTCTCCTCAGTCTTTTGGATTAACTACTAATTTTGGTGGCCTAAAAGTATTAGGCGTTATCGTCATATCACCACCGTCTGTAAATAGCACATTAGTTTTTGTAGATACTCATAACATAATAGGCTCTACTGGGATAGTAGAGAATAGTGAAACGATCTCTACGATCTCATTTGCTCAGTTTGATGGCTATGGGTCTTCTGAGATAAATAAAATTAATGCAGATGCGTTTGCATTAGCAAGTGTGGGTAGTCAGGAATCATACAGCGCCGGTGTCTTTGCCATATCAGTTAATAAAAATGACGTATATGCAATCTCCAACGCAGAAAGTATTATCTTAGAGAATAACTCAGCAGGCACAGTAAACGTTACTATTATATCTAACGCATGAACTAAGAGGTAAAAATGTCAACAGATAGAGTTGTAGTTAGTGATACGGTTAGAGTAACTGTAAAATTTAAAGATATAGATTCCAATGGACTAGAAGTTGAGTTGTCGCCCAGCACTGTCAGCGTAACTATTAAAAACTCAAGTGGAACAACAATAGTTGCAACTAATGCAACTCAATCAACCTCATCAATATTTTACTATGACTATACACCAAGTTTAGCTGATACATATACTGTTAAATTTACTGGAACTTTATCTTCTGGAAATAATGTAGTTGTTGAGCAAAAACTATATGTTAGTTCTGTCAGCGAAGAATATCAACCAACTATTATATTAAAAAATGAAGAAACAATTATTTTTGCCCCAAATGTAGATCCATTATATCTTGATCCCGAAACATTAATTCCATATTTTCCAGACGCGTCTTTATTGGAAATAGGAGAAATTATACATAATTACTCAAATGAAATTAAATCATTATATGGTCTTTTGGATGAAGAAGATGGAACTAATTTATCTTTTACAGTTTTAGAATACATAAAAGCGGCAACTGCATGTGAGTTAAGTAGAACTTATGGATTTGGTGGAGATGATGAAGTTTCGCTAAGATTGGGTGATTTTAATATTACAAATAGATCACTTCCTAGAAGAGTGGTAACTAGGGATAATGCAACGACATGGTGTCAGATAGCAACAGCTTTAAGAAAAGAAATTTTAGCAAATAAAGTCTCACCAAGATCATTTACGCCAAAAAATTTACCAAGTGTTTCAACTGGTACAAATATAGATCCATTAACTGGAAAAACAATATATCTATCAGATAAAGAATTATATGGCCCAGGAACAACCATAATATCTAAAGATGACCCTATGCCAAAGAGGGGGTTGAAGAGCTATGATTGACGCTAAGCGAGCATTTAGAAAAGTAATGCGCGAGTGGGGACATGATATTTATTTTCAGCGAATGTTATCAAATGGAAATCATTCTGATCAATTTGAAAGAGTAACAACTCGTCAAGTTGGACAGTCAGGTATGACAAACGCTAACTCTACACAAGAAATGCCCGAAGGGATAGTATCAAACTATGATGCAGTCTATTACTTCGAAAAGCATATATCACCTAAAGAAGGTGATAGAATATATGAAAATTATTCTTTAAAAGTAAATAAAAATTATACTGTCTTTAAGATAGATACAGTTTCCGCTATTAGAGGTAGACTAGGTGAAATTAACTATTGGGTAGTTGGAGCTACAAGAGAGAAGTGAAATGCTAGTATTACAAAGAGGTCAATTAGTTAAATTTAAATTTATATTTACCTCTAGAGGTTTACCGTACGATCCAACCTCAGTTGCAAGTCCATCAGATTTGTATATAACAATCCTTAGAGGGGCAGATGGTTCTGGACCAGTAATAGATGGCCCATATTCATACTGGAGTCAAAACTCTACACCAAATACTGACGCATACATTGAAAAATCAAACACATACGAATTTACATTTAATTATAGAATTCCCAGTACATTATTTAATGGTACATATACTGTATTAGCCAGAACTTCAGACTCAGCTTCACAACTTGTAGTTACATCTAATTTTGAAGTAAAAGGTGATCCAATTACTTTATCTCCAGTTATAGTTAACTCTGAAAAAAGTACTGTTATAAATTATCAACCACGATATGCACAACTGTCAGCAGGAAATACGTCAACTATTTTATTAATCGGGCATGCAAATAATATAGAATTAAATGTACCAGTTGAAATAAAAACAGTTCAACAAGCGGTAGATCTTTTAGGCGCAGACTTAAAGTCTCCTCTACTAAGAGGCGTTTTTGACGCATACGCAGCAGGAGCTAGAGATATAATGATTTGTGCGGCAGCCCCTATGTTAGAGTATGTCGAAAAATTTTATGAAAAAAATATTCCAACTACAATATTTGATCTACAAAATGCGACACCTTCTTCATATACTTTTTATGAAAAATATTATGAAAGATTAGAGGAAACATATTCAATAATTAAAGATCTTGATTTTGTAGATATAATTGTTCCCTTAGAAACTTCAATACTAAAAACTAATGGTGTTGATTTTATTACACAATTAGCAGATTACTGCGCGGACTTTCATAATACAACAGGATATGTCCAGATGGGTATAATTGGTTCTAGATCCGGTGGCGTCAATTCAGTGGATATTGACTTTTTAGAAGCAGATGAAATAATTACAGATAAGCTTACAGAGTACAATATAGACAATACTGTCCTATCAGACAATGGACGGTTTGTCATTCCAGTATATGGTGAAGGTGTCTTTCAACACTCACAAATAAATAGTTCCTATATATCAAATATGGCAGCAGCCTACGCTGGACTATTGGCTAGTAATCCATTAAACAGATCTCTAATAAGAGCTAGGGTGCCAGGATTAATGTCTTTATATGGTTCAGATTTATCTCAACAGGATTTTAGAAGATTAGAAAATATTGGGATCAATACAATATATCGTGGCAAAAAAACTAAAAGATCAATACCGTTTGAGGTATATCTAACAAATGATTATACAATGGCAAAGTCAAATAGCACACTCCAAAAAGCTGCACAAATGAGATTAGTAGGCTATGTGGTTAATATGGCTAAAGACTACGCGTATGAAAGTATAGGTAAGTTTGGTCATGATGTATTTATGGATAAACTTAATAAATTATTACGTTCAATGAAATCTGATAATATAATTTTGGATTTTTCACTTAATAGACAAGTAGCAGTTAATGATCCTGGAAAAATGTTTGTATACATAGAACTACTATCTGCGCTTGGACTTAAAAAAATCGATTTTAGAATAGCTGCAGGACCCGGTGCATAATGGTATATTATAATAGAGTTTTTCCAACTAGTTCAATTTCCTCAAGATGGGAAGGCGTTCCTGGTCAAGCACATTTGCAATCTCCAGGAATTAGATTAAATATTGGTGGAGTAGAAGAATTATATCCAGGTTCTCTAAACTATTTGCAATTTATATCTTTAGTTAAAAAAGTATGGGAAGAAAGTCATCCTTCTATTCCGGTTGTTCCAGTTGGGGTTAATTTAGATACATTCTCACAGCAGGTTAATGGAAAAGATATTACATCAATTATAGGATATGCATTAGAATTAAGAAAAACTCATACAGTAGAACCTAAACCAAGAATGCGTCAAAACGTAGAAAATAATAGGTATACTATATATGGGCAAAAATATCAAAATATAGTCTCATTTTCTCCTATGATGAGAATTACCACTCTTCAGGGTAGCAATCCAGGAATTACATCCGACGACATGGATGCTGCAGTCATGTGTGATCAAATTACTGAAGCTTTTGAAGATTTTATGCTTGAGTACACACCAATATTTAAGGCAGCTGGAGCTTCCGAATTAGTCTACTCTAGGCGTTTAGCTGATTCTGAAATAAATCGAGATGGATCAGATATTCATAAAAGAACTGTTACCTATATGTTAACTACAGAAAAAACCTTTGCAATTGAAAATGCGAGAATTAGTAGCATTTTAGTAGATATACGAAATTGGATGGCTTATGAATCTGAGTACGTTAACTCTTTAGCTACTCCAAATTATGAAAATGTATCAGTAAACATTGTAGATTTAAGCAAAACAGCAACTCCAAATTCACAGTAACTTATATATATTATTTTAATCAACAAGTCTATCTAGTTGTTTTTATAACTTTTTTGTTACTATAAATGAAGATTTAATTCTAAGATTTTCCATTTAGCCGGAGGTTAAAAGTCAACATGAGTATACCTGGAGTAACTACTAAAATTAGAGATCGATTCTATAGCGTAACAAGAAACGATACACCATCTGGTCCAAGAGTTGTCGCTATAGCTCGCCGTAGTACAGCTGATGGGACTGGTGGCATAGCAGATCTTGATGTCGTTAGAGCCTCAAATGAAGCTGATGTAATATCAATTTTTGGAGAAGGCTCAGACGCACATAAAGCCTTTATTGAATTAATTATTGCGGGAGCAGAAAGAATATATTTAGTTCCACTACCAAGCAATACAGCATTTAATCATACTACAGGCTCCTTAACAAGTGGTGGGATTAGTGTATTTCAAGAAGCGTTTGATGCAGCAGAGGCAGCACTTCCTGATATCATTATTCCTTGGGGCAGAGGTGGAAATGATAGTGACTGGGAGATTCCAACTGCTACACCATCAGATTCGGATGAGTTTGGATTCCACGCAGACAATAGCACTACACTAACCTATAGCTGGACATATAAAGTTGCAAATGCCGTTAAGTCAATTTCTGAAAATAGCAATCCATGCATTGCCGTAATGGGAGTCAAGCCATACATTGCAGCCGCAGAAAAAATGACACCAGGTCAAGTAGCTGCGCATCTTGCTGTATCAGGCCTTGCCGATAGAGATGGTAGTGGCACATATGATAACGTAAATGAAATTTACCAGAAGGAACTAGGACCATATGTTACTGTAGTTGCAACGGAACTTAAGCCGGTAAATTATACTAGTGGTGGCACTGATTTTGGTTATTCTAATGGCGCATCATTTTTAGCAGGAACATTAAGCAGACTTTCTTCATATAGCTCATTAGTTAATAAGCCAGTCTTTAATGTTCAATCACTAAGATACGCTCCAACTAGAAGTCAGCAGTCGGCACTAGCTATAAAGGGCGTAAACACAGTGGTTCTTAACTTTAATAAGATCGCTGTATTTGGAGAAAGTTTAACATTCGCTCAGTCAACATCAGATTATACTCGTTTGTCAACTAAGAGAATTATAGACGAAGCAGTTATGCTCGTCAGACAAGTGTGTCAGAGTTTTGTTGGAGAACCATCAAGTATTCAAACAAGAAATTCGATGGAAACAGCAATTACTTCAGCACTAAGAGGAATGCAACTATTAGGAGCTATATTAGGCAGTGACTTCTCAGTATCATATGTCCCTGCTCAAAATAAAGCGATTGTTGACCTCGTATTAACACCTGCCTTCGAGTTGAGAAATATCGAAGTACAGGTAGCTATCAACCTATAAAATTACCGAATGGAGGGTAACCTAGATGGCATTAGAAGATAACTATAACGATTATTCACCCACTAGTTCGTCTAAATATTTACAAACATATACCACATTTTCTGGAGCAGATATTGTTGCTACGTTTGGCGGTATAGAAATTGGCGCACTATCAGGAATTACATTCTCTGTAACTAGAGAAAAAGCTCCCATTTATACAATGGGATCCCCTAATCCTCGTTCTTTTTCTAGAGGAAAAAGAGGTATTGCTGGATCATTAATATTTACAGTTTTTGATCGTCCAGCTCTATATACAATGTTGGACAAAAATAGAAATAATTCAAACGTTGTTCAGCAACAATTCTTCACAAGAGCCCACAACGCACTACCCGGTGATACAGCCTATAAAAACCGCGGAATTGCAGATGTAAATGATCAGGGTTCAAGTGTTGTAAAGAAGGTCCCATACTACGCTGACCAAATCCCCCCATTTGATATTACAATTACATTTGTAAACGAATATGGTCAAGCAGCTGTAAGATCAATTTATGGCGTTGAACTCTTAAATGAAGGATCTGGCGCATCAATGGACGATATTGTCATAGAAGAAACAATGACCTATGTTGCTCGTGAACTTGGTCCCATGTATTCAATAAAGACAGATCCATTGATCGATAACGATGATCCTACAATGTCTGATTTCGTAAGAAATATTAAGAATCTTAATACAGACATTATCAGACCATAATTTATAAAATTATCTGCAATATAGGCACGGGCATTAATTAGCTCGTGCCTATATTTATTTAAGGAGCAATATGTCAACAGTATATAATACATTTAATGAGGCGAATGCGCAGACAACAAATGCAACAACTGACGCTCCAAATAAAGTTAATTATGATCAAAACTATACTCTTCAAAATATTTCATTTAGCGGAGCAGATGCAGTAGCTACATTGATTGTTCCCATTATTGGTCCAGATAATAAGCCAGTTGGTTCAGACATTATTGAACTTGGTGAACTACAAACAATATCATATTCTATACATAGAGAAAATTCTCCAGTTAGAACACTGGGTCATGTTAATACAAGAGGCTTTGTTAAAGGTGCTAGAACAATAGCTGGAAGCCTTATTTTTGCAGTATTTAATGAATACGCATTTTATAGACTTAGTCAATATAGACAAATGTTATACCGTGGCAATGGTTTCTTCGCACCTTTAGCAGATATGTTGCCACCATTTGATATAATTATTACATTAGTTAACGAATATGGCCAGTACGCTAAGATGAAAATATTTGGAGTAACAATTATAGACGAAGGTCAAACATTATCTATAGATGACCTATTTATAGAGCAAACATATACATTTATGGCTAGAGGCATACAGCCATTAATTAAGATGAGTAAAGAGCAAGATCCAAATTCAACCACAAGCGCAGAAGTGTCGGCAAGAAATATCCAGATATCACAGAATGTATTTGGTGACGTGGTTACTAGTCAGTACGCCCAGCTACTAGATGAATATTACGATGAAGCACTAGATGCAAGCATCAATCCAACAGAAACTATAGCGAGGCCTTAAATATGACTTCACAAAGAAGACCATTATTATTTGATCCACTTTCCGACAGAGATTCTAATATAGATAGAATATGGGCCGGTCAATCTTCTGATTCTAGTAAAAATTTTAGTAATTATTATGACTATTATTTTAGCGGTGAAGATATAAAAGTTTATATAGATGGTCTTTTTGGCGCAGAAAATGAACTAGATATAGCCACATTTGCATACTCCATAAGGCAAGAAAAGCAACCGTTATATGGATTTTGGTCATATAACTACGATAATGTGATGTTGGGCACAAGAATAATCAGCGGTGAAATTACATTATTCACTAGATACCCAAGAAGAATGACTGATCTATTAGAACAGGCAGCTACAGCTAGAGCAACACTTCCAGCTGAAAGAGCTCCTCAAAATATGATAGTGTCAAACTTGTATTCAAATAATGGACAAATTTTGGGTTCAACTCAAGATGAAAGAAATATACAAAAATATTGGGCCTATAGTCAATTAGATAGAATAACTTCAGATCCAGCAATGTCTGAAGCTAGCAATAAAAGTATCTTTAGCGCACATCCACCATTTAATTTTGTTATTCTTTATGGTATAGAAGAAGTTTCTTCTAGTCCATTTCCTACACCTTCTCCAGACACCGGTGCAACTGATAATGTAAATCTAAAAATAGAAAATAACTTAGACAGAATGATGTATACAGACATTAATCAAAGGACAATGAAAGCCGACGCCGCATCATCTCCGATGAAAATCATACTACAAGAAGTTCAATTAATGAATATGTCTACCGTATATACTCCTGGTGGTCAGCCAGTCGCAGAGAGTTATCAATTTATAGCTAGAGATTATTACTTCACACAAGCTGATCTTAGCTTTATTAAGAGACTATCTACATCTGTAACATCAGACGAAACTGTAGCAGAACCAACTAACCCAAATCCAATTCCAGAAGAAACGATAACAGGAGGAAATGGATCAAATACACCTGGCCCAGATATCGGTGGATCATATGGGTATCCTGGTTATGAATTAACTTTTGGAACACCGCAAAATGCATACATTGGAATAATTCAAGAAAAATTAGGTATTTATCCAATTAATGGAAGATTTAGCGGTGAACTAGCTGAAGCTGTTGCTGAATTCCAACTTTCAGTAGGAATAACTCCAGCTAATGGAATAGTCAATAGGCAAACATATGAATCTATACTTAATATATTTGAACCTGGAGTTCCAGATACACTGACCTTAGTTTGGCCTGGCCCAATTCAATATGGGTATGAAAGTGAATACGTAAAGTGGATTCAAAGAAAACTAGGCTTTAAGCCTAGTGGACCTCCTGACAGCGATCCAGCAATTGGAATTGCAGAATTTGGAACGTTTGGTTCAGTAACCTTAGAGGCTGTTATTAATTTTCAGGCTGCAAATGGAATATCACCAGCCAATGGCATTGTAGATGCTCAAACGTGGCAACTAATTTTTTCTATTTAGTTATTTGTAGAAATGTTTTCAGTATTATGGTATAATGAGATATTAAAAATAAGGAGATTAAATAATGTCAAATGAAAGAAAAGTAGTAATTAAAAGTGAATCACAAGATATTGATTCTTTAGAAGATATTGTCACTATAGAAATGTCAGATGATCCAGATGATGTAGATATTTTAGAATTTAATAATTCATTATCAGATGAAGAATATAAATCAGTAGAAGATCTTGAGGATTCAGAACACATTTGGGAAGGTGGACCTACAGCTGGCCAAATTAAAGAGTGGAAAGAACAATATGGTGAAGTTTACGTAACATCAATTACCTACGATAAGCATATTGTGTGGCGCGTATTAAATAGAGTTGAGTATAAGCATATTGTTAAGAAAATGGAGCAGCTTATGCAGTCAGGGCAGTTATCTTCCGCTGAGGCTAATATGTGGAATGAAGAGACAATTTCTGAAATGTGTATTCTATTCCCAGTCTATGACAGAAAACAGGCAACAGGTATGATGGCCGGAGTCCCATCCCTCATCGCTCAAGAAGTACTTGAAGCGTCTGGATTTGTTGCCCTAGAGGTTAGACAGCTCTAATAAATGTTGGATTCTCAATTAATTTTTGAATTAAAAAATAAATATGGAAATATTTATAGTGTAAAAATTAAAGATATTATTCTTATCTTTAGAGAATTAACATTCAAGGAACATAGTAAAATTCTCTCATATAGAGATTTAAATGACTTTTCTTCTGCTGATCTTGAAGATATAATTCTTGAATATACAATTGTTTTTCCAGAGAATTATGATACATTAAAAATTCCTCCCGGCAATGTCACGTCATTGGCAAATGAAATATTAGATATATCTGGTTTTTCCTCTGCCAAAATTGCTAAACAAACGCTTGACAATAAAAGACTTAATGCAAATGAAGTAAAAAATTTAATGAAAGCCTTTGTTCTAGCTACTATAAATACATATTCTCCAGAACAATTAGATGAATGTACATTTTCTCAATTAGCAGAAAAAGTTGCACTCGCAGAGAAGATTATAGAAATCAAACAGGGCATTAATGGTATAGAACCAACTAATCTAAGACTGCAACTAATTGATCCGGAAGAAGAAGAAGAAAAAGAAAAAGCTAGAGCTGCAAAACATAATCTATCTAAACCAACAGGTGCAGCAACGTATGATGACCCAATTGCAAGAAAACTATGGGGTTCATAACTTAAGTTAGGAGCTTAATTGATACGCGATCCAGGACCAATACATAATTTAGGTTACAGCGTAACTTCTCGTGATCTCCCAATTAATGAGGGAGACAAAGAAGGTATTTCTCATAATTCAGGAGTTATTAGTAAAGCTTTAAATAGTCATCCAATAATTAGATTTTTTGCAACGACTGCTGCAACAATTGGTGGGACATTTGTCGCTTCAAAATTAACTAAATCTGGTGGAATAAAACTCGCTAAGCATCTTCAAAAAAGATCTGAAACTTCTCCAATTGCGACTAGATTAATTAAGTCTGTTACAGAAATCAGAAGAGAATTAGATGAACTTCAAGGAGTAGCTCGTCAGATAGATGGGGACGATCCTTATTCTAAATTAATTTTTCAACAGGATGGCAAATATACTACCGGCTATCAGGGAATGAAAAGTGAAAGATTTGGATATAGATTTTTAAATGATCAAGAAAAAAGACAAGCTGGATTTGGTTTAACTAGAGAGCCAGCTGGAGTCTGGTCTTGGAGAGAAGAACTTCAGGTCAGACTAGTTAGAGCTGGAAGGAGAATGCCGTATGAATTGCCAGCTCTGTATGGCGCCCAAAGAGGGCTAACAGATCCTATTTTTGGCAGAAGAGAAGAAGGCGAAAGAAAAGTCAAGTGGTATAATCCAGCAGATGTAATGGCTGATTTTACTAAGCAATCTTTAAGTAATATTGCAACAATGATTCTTCCATTTGAATTTGCTGGAGCTGCAACGTCTGCTGGCAGATCATCGCTACAAACATTAAGGTATTCACTTAATGATATGGCCAACCTAACACCAAGACAGGCTAAGTTTCATAATGCATTCGTAGACTTAAGTGAAGTATTATCTGAAGTTGGCCATGACTTTGCAACACTAACTAATAAATTTCTAAAAGTGTCTGCTCAAACTTCTGGCGGATTTAGTTCTGCAGTTGACGTATATAAGACAGAGGGGCAAAGAGGTTTTGTGCAGAATCTGCATAATCTTCGTCAAGGCATTACCGCCGCAGAGCAGCAAGCAGTTGCTCGCCAGGCAAGTAGAGATGAAATAAAAAAGGTTAAATTTGAAACCCTTATTAAAGGATTTAAAGGAACCTCTACTGGCCCAAATGGATTAAAGACAACAGAAAACTATAATTCAATATTAGATATAGTTCCATCATTTCGTGGAGTTAGAGCAGCTTACGAAGCTGGTGCTAAAGAGTTTAAGCTACTAGGGAAAGCATATGATGCTATGGAAAATTCTATAGCATTTAATAAAGTTCTTTCTCAAATGACTTCTGTTGATAGAAGCTTTCAGGCAAACACCTTAGAGGGAGCCATAAGAAAGATACAGTCACAGCACTCTAGTAGGCTGTCATCATTAGCTACTGGCTTAACGGTTCTTGGTGGAGGTGGACCTGGCGATAAAGCCTTTACTTCAAGTGACTTCTATAGAGGTAGGCAACAGGACGCATTTAAAGGTGTCTTAACGCAGCAGTTAATTGCAAGAGGAATTGATAAAAAGCAGGCTGGTCAATTTGTTGATTATCTAAACGTACGTGCACCAAGAAGTAATATGAACGCAAGTAATATTATTACAATTGGTAAAAATAAAATAATTCAAGACGGCGATACCGCAATAGATATTGAGGATGATTTTTTTTCTAAAATTCTAAAAAGATATAGAGGAATTAAAGGTGGTAAAACTCTATCAGAAGCTTTGGAAAAATCTGGCTCGCTAAACAATACACCACAATCTTCAAGTCAAGTATTAAATAATGCAGTCAAAGATGCACGAGATATATTTGCCTCAAGAGAATTCCAAAAAAATCTTAATTTAAATATCAAAAAAAATTGGAACACATTTTACTCTGATCACCTATCAACAATAGGTGGATCTTTATTAAAACCTAAAAAAGCTCAATATCAAGATTTTGTTGGCCCATTAACTTTATCGAAGCAAGAATTTTTACAAAGAAAAACAGCAGAAGTTTTGGGTATTAAATTATTAGACGATTCTGGAAGAGAAGTCTCAAATAATATAGTTAACAACGCCCTAAGAAAGCAGGGGTTTGATCCAACTAAATTTACAGATTTAAGAGCTTTTTTAATTAAAAATAAACAAATGACGTCAGGTATTTTTAATGGTGGTTTTAATTTATTTGGACTACAGCCATTAACAATTGACGAAGCAAGAAATGCAGGAAGATTTAATTATTTAGGCGAGTCAGAAAGAAAAACTATAAACGACCTTGCTGTAAGAATGGCAGTTAATGACCCTGTATCAAAATCAATAGGCTTTAGTAAACTTGATGGAGTATATAAAACTAAAGCAGGAGAAATTCTTGACTTTAGTGCTATTAAAACTACATTTAAAGATACAGCAGACTTTTTTATGGGGCAATTCAAAATACCCGTATTAGGTTTTAATCCATTTGATTTATTTGGATATAGATCTTTTGCAGAAATGGCAAAAAGATCTCCAATACAATATGTTTCTTCTAGAAGCGCGCAGCCATTTTTAAATAAAGGTACTTCCGAGAAAGATTTTTATTTATGGTATAAAACAAAGGGCTCTAGAGGAAAGGTTATGGGTTTTGAAACTGACTCGTTAGCAGACAAAGTTTATGGAGAATCTTTACCTGGCACATATAGACCTATTCCTACTGCAAGTAGTGATTTACTAACTAGGCAAACACGCCTAGCATCAGGTATGTCAGGGGAGACTACTGATGAAATCAATAGAACATCTGGTTCAAGATTTCTAAATAAAATATTAGGTGGGGAACAGCGCGCTCTAAAATTTAAGAGAGCCATGAGTATGGCTCCAGATCAGCCAAACTCCCTATTTGGATTAGCTAAAAGATTTAGCGGAAGAAAAACTGATATTCAAAATAAATCAGTGATCGCAAAACTAGTTGCTGGAGAAGAAATAGATTACACTATTGGTGGGGCATCTACAAGGATTAAATTAAACTCAAGTACAATGAGAGTCGTAGATAGCTCTGGAAAAGCTATTGATGAATTTAGTCAATCTGATATATTAAAAGCTTACGAATCATTAAGAAAACAGTCTTTTCAATATGGTACAAATCCAGTAGTAATGAGGCAGTTAGAGGAGCTCCACCCAGAGTTATTTACAATGGGAGGCAAAAGGGTTAGCAGTATGTCTAGCGGCCAAGAAATGGCAGAGTTTGCCCAAGGACTTCTTCGTGGGCAAAAATTGTTGGGCCTTGAACTTAAAGGATTAGGTGTAGATCCACAATTTTTAACAACCTCTGGATCTAGATTACAGTATTTACTTAATAATGGAAACTTAAATGCCATTTCTCAAATGTCTCAAAAGTCTCCAACTATTACAACTAGATTAGATCAATTAAGAAATGAAATATTTAGATACATTTCTCAAGTTAATCAAGTCAAATTAGGAGCTTCAAATCAAGGCGAAGTATTCATTCAAATACAAAAAGCAATTGATGATTTGGTAAAAATAGGAAAAATATCTCCATCACAAAGAACTGAAGCACAGGCAGCAGCACTTGGAACAATGTTTAACATAAGTGCTTTTACAACATTCAAGCATGGCCTAACGGGGCAACAAAATATGCTCGCGGCAGCAAAGCAAATGCTAACTACAGTAAGATCAAGCACAGAGACAAAAAGGCTATTAGAACCTTTTTCTAGTGGAAGAATAGCTGAAGTAAATTCTAGTGGAATCCAAACAAAATTTTCTCCAATAACAACACCACTAAAAAGAAAGTTTGGAATAGCACAACATCAGACTGATGATTTAACTGTTGATCCATTAGGTACTGGGCAATCTGTTACATTAGTTCCGACTTTTGGCACAGTCTTTGGAAATGATCCAATGGGAGCAATTAAAAGCGCGATAGGTCTAACTACATATTCCGATCCTCAATCCTTCTCAACTGGAAGTATGCCCATGTCGCACTCAGTTGAAAGATTAAATAGATATTTCGGAACACTAGGAATGCAATTAGATACTTCAGATTTTGGTGGACCACTTTCTTTATATACCAAAGGAATGATAGGCAAAAGAGTGTTGCCAATATATGCAGCAGGAACAACCGCTCTTACCGTAGACAGAACTTTAGGTGGAATGACCTCAGAAGAGGATGCAAGAGGCGAAAAAGTATATAGACCATTGGTTCTTGGCCAAGTTGCAAAAGCAGCCGTAGAAGGTCAAGCCTTAATGAGCGGAATAATGCCAGGCGGAATGAACTACCAAGACAAGCGTGAGCAGCTAGTTGAAGGAGAAGTGCCAATTCGTCAAGGTAGATTTTGGCCACTTGGAAATACTCCATTTAAAGGTGGAAAGATTATGTACCACCGTCCATCTTGGTATCAAAAACTCCAAGGAGGAGCAGGATTTACTTCCGACTTATACGGCAGCCCAATGGAAAAGTTTTTATTCTATAATGATATATCACCATTACGACCACTTGATCCTTATAGATTTGAAAGAAAGCACTACGAGGATAGACCGTACCCTGTTACTGGAGAATACTTTAGTGGCCCATTTGGGCCATTAACTCCATTCCTAAATATGACTGTTGGGAAAATACTTAAGCCTCAAAAAATGATGCACGAACAAGAGGTTGCTGCCGGCCTTGCATCATATGCACCAGCTGGTCAATCAGGAGCCTATGATACTTTGGCATATGCGCCTCAGACACTATCTAGAGTAACATCTGGAGTCTCTGGTTCAATGGGTTTTGGAGGGGCAGTTCAATCCCCAAGAGGGCAAAGTGGCTATGCGGCTCCAATTGCTAATTATAATACGCAAATGGCTTCAATGGCAGGAGCAATGAATACTGCAGGAATGGCAACTGCAAATACTATTGGAAATATTAACCAGAGTTACCTTAATGCAGCCTATGGTCCTCCGAAAGTTTCTGGAGTAATGCAGCCACGAGTAGTTGGAGCAGGAAGTCCACTAAAGCCATCTCATTTGAATTATCAATTAACAGAGTTTGGTTATAAAATGCAAGAAATGGCTGGTATTTATGGATTTGCGTTCGGTACTTTTAGGGAAAAATTTGGTTTTGGTCAAAGTGATTTTGAGCCACAAAGATCAGTTCTACAGTCAGCACAAAAAGCTTATGGAACAACTAGAGCTTTCTGGGATCTAAATTTAGGTGGACTTGGTGACGTTCCAATACCTAGTCGAGAGGCAATTGGTAATATTGAATTTTCTGAAATTGTAAGAAGATTCATTCCAAAAGAAAGAACTGGCGTAGATTATATTAATCCAATTCAAAATCTAATGGGACAACAGTATCCATTTTTGCCAGGGCCAGAATATTATACAGATTTTACAAGAGGAGATCCATTTTCTAAAATACAAGAAGGTGAAATAAGACTTCCTGGAGTTGGTTACGAAAGATTTAATAAGCTATATCCAGATCAAACAGGTGAATATGGTTTAATTAATCAACTTGATATATTAGGTGATGTAGCCCCATATTCTAAGCAATTTAAAAATGTTAATAGAATGATAGATAAACAGCCGTTAACAGCAGAAGAAAGAATTAGAGTAGCAGAGATTAGAAATCAAGTTGAACAAACAACTAAAAAATATGAGTTCTCAGATTATAAATATTCAGATATATCTACACCGGAAAATATAAAAATGGCAACGACACAGCCATTTAAATTTTCTATGACAAGATTAGGGGAATCTATTGTCCATTCTGATAACTTTTTAATAGCTAAAACTATAGGTAAAAGAAGTGCAGTAGAAGATTGGGAAAGAAGAAATGTTTACGGAACAACTTTCCCAGAATGGTCTAGGCCATACGAAAGTTATATAAAACCAATGTTAAACAAATCTACACAAGAAAATCCAATAAGTGCCGCAGCCACTTTAGGGTTTGTAGGCAGTATGTTTGGAGCTACACCTGGGGCAAAACTTTTTGGTACAACAGCAGGAATAATGGCTGGTGGTGGAAGCTCTATTTTCGGCAACGCCTATGAATTAATTACTGGCGATAGGTTTATTCCTCAAGAGCGTAAAAAAGAATTAGCTCTTGAAGAATATTCCGATATTCTTAGTTATGTAAAAAATACAAGATTAGCAAATATGTCTAAGCAATCTGGAGATATGGCGTCTGCAAATCAATTTAAAATGGCAGCTAAAAGAACTATGTATGGTGCAGATTTATATGGTTCAGATGTTGAAACATTATCATTAGCTGTACCCAAGAGAAAAAGAGAACATTTTAAAGCAATGATCAGTGCCCCAGTATCTGAAAGAGAAAAAATTCTTTCCACTTCTGGAAGACTTGAAAGAAGATTATATGAATCAGCTTGGGGGATGAAAGTTGAGAAACGTCCAGAACTAGAAGATTATTTTGCAAGGCATGAGCTACCAGACGCTAGCTGGGAAGGTTGGCATCCAAATACAAATATAGACGCAGTTAAAATTAAAATGGGCCAATCAATGGGTCTGGAAATGTCCCAAATGGGTTACTATCCACAACAGATAAAAGAAGCAAATTTGGTAAATCCAAGCTACCCAAATTTTAATTACAATAATGATAGACAAGACGTAGTGTATAAGCTAAGGTCACTGATGTCTGGAATGGGTTTATCTGGTTCTGTAAATGTTTCATCTAATCCATTTGGTTCTAATAATTTTAATGTATCTGCGGGAGTGAGATAATGCCCAATCCAATTAGTTATCATAAATCAAATTTTGATTTTGGTGTATATAAGACAACAGCAGAAAAAGTTATGGCAGCAAGAGCTGCGTTAAGAAAAACTGTATATGGATTAGGTAAAGTTATTGAAGTTGTTCCAGATGGTGACAATATTAAATATGTCATATCAGGAACCGGAGAAGAATTTGACTCTATGGCTCCAGCTATAGGTAGGGCATCAACTTTATTTGTTACTCAAAATTTATCTGTAACAGACCCTATGATAGGTAATAAAGTTTCTGGTTTAGGAGCGATTCTAAAAGATATAACTAATAAAAATTATACAGCCAATCAGATAAAGGCATTAGAGGCTGCAGGAATTGATATACCAAACCTACGTGATTTAAAAATGGACATTCAAATAATGTCAGGTGGCAAAGGTGATGCTAAAAGCATAGTTAAGAGACTTAAGACCCTTAGGGAAAGGGGCGAAATACATGGAATATCTGTAATGGACGACCAGGGGGCAAGAGTTCTTAATTTTAGAATGGGAGGAAAATCTCTAACAGCTTTACAGTCCCACTTACTGCTCTCTGTCTCTGGGCATAACTTAGCAGATCCGGATGTATTTAATAAAATATTTAAAGATGGAGATTCAAATGTTCTTGGTGATAAATTATTAAAACTATCTAAAAGAGTAAGAACATTAACATCAGAAAGAGAAGTAGCAGTAGCTGGAGCAGATCTTTCATCTATTCTAGGCGGAAAAACTTTAAAACAAAGTTCTTTCATTAGCGACTTTCAGTATGAGATAATGAAAAAATTTGCGCACGAAAAAGTAAATGGTGGAGAATATAAATTTGGATCTAGTGTACTCAGAAGGAGTTCTAGAGTCTCAGAGGAGTCATTAAGGAGTATGGCCGCTTATAAGGGCTTAAAAGTTGAAGACTATATAGGTACATATATTGGCAGATTAAGTAATGATCAAAGCACTCTTCTAGCTGAAGCAATTAATAGCTATAGCCCCGGAAAAGGTGTTGGCGGAAAAAATATTAAAAATTTAGCAGATCATGTAAAAAGATACATTGAAGGTTCAAGTGTAAGTACTGCTGCTAAAGAAAATATATTAAAACAATTTAATGATGGAGCATCAAGTGCAAAAAGCGCAGTTGACGGAAGTTCATTACTTAATTCAAGATTTCTAACTTCTTACAAAAAAGAACTAAAGTCTAGGATGCAAGGCCTTAAGGCAACAATTGACAATATGGGTCTTCCCGCAGATCAAAGAGAAATTGCAAGAAATGAGTTTAATAATTTAAAAAATATTTTTGATCAAATAAAAGGTTCAAATTTAGATGACATAATTGGTAGAGGTTATGTAGCTGGAATCGGAGATATAAAATCATCATTTACAGTGGGTAGAGACGCATTTAATGTTTCGGTAGATATTGTTAAGGATGTTAAATCTGTAGAAAAAATGATACAAAAAGAATTAAAAAGATTAGAAGGCTTCCAAACAATTGGCTCCATAACATCAACTCAACAAAAAGCAATGGCTATGTTATCTGGAAGACTGCAGCGAATAAAAACAGCTGCCTCAGCTAAAGATGAAATTGCAGCAGAACAAGAAATAAGAAAACTAGATAGGTACTTTAAGAAAGAGCTTGGGCGTAATGAAGGAACAGTTAAAACAGTTAAGCCTTTAAAAAATTTAGCAGCCATACTTAGCACAGAAGATATTAAGACTGAATCAGGGCTTGCTAGAGGAGTTGATCAAGTCTTACTGGCAGGTTTTGGCCATCCAAGAAATGAAGTTTTTCTAGATCCAATTTCTGCAGCAGTACATTCAGATATATTTTCTGATGAAGCTACTTTAAGCGCAATGAGAAATAGAGGGATAACTAAGCTTAATGAATTAGAGGACGTATTACGAGCAAATATTCTTCCACAAAGATTAAAGAAAACACTAGAACAGATGGTAGATCAAGATATAGAAGCTCTACCGAATGAATTAAGAGCTTCTAGGCTTCGCGCTAAACAATTAGCTCAATCAATTTTGGAATTACATCAAAGTGGCGTTGGGCCAATGGAAAGTCCCAAAATGATGAATATGCTAGTGAAGCTATATTCAACGCAAGTACTCAGGGAAAGAGATGGAATAATTCAACCAGTAATTCCTGAAGCTATGCGATTCTCAGTAAGTACCGAAGCAAGAATTCCGGGAGATAAAAGAGTATTAGGAAAAGGCTTTACTGGTCAGGGATCTCCAGTTAAAAACTTGTATACAGATTATATTGATGAATCTGGCAATGCGAAGCAACTATCAGAAGAACTTGTATCTTTTAGAATAAAAGGTAAAACAATGCTTTTTGGCGGAGAAGCTGTTGGAAGAATTAAAGACGCATTAGGTGGATTCGACTTAGACGACAAAGGAATCATCAAGATGATTCGCTACCAGGATGATAAGGGTAGAAGTAGGGTTGGATTTAATATGATACGTCAGCCTACAGCTATAGAGGAAAGATTATTTGCTAGGGCATATTTTGATGAGGATACTCTTACTGGCATGTTTAAAAAGCAAGATTATTTTAAATCAGCAGCAGAAGATATAAAATACGGAATTAGAAAAATGGTAGATGTAGAATCGTCAGATTTTGATAATGTGTTTTTACGTGGCCAAACAGCAACATCTAGAGAAGCACAGCGCGCCGCTGTTTTAGCATTAGAAAATGTTATATATGGTGGCCAATCTCTTGACAAAGCTTTTCAAGATTTTGGATTCGCCGGGATTAGTACTGGCAATGTGTTAACTAGAACAGAAGATATAGCCAAAAGAAGAAGAAGCTTAATCGAAAGTACAATAGATACAGTATATCGCCAAATGGAATCTGCAGGATCTACAACAGTAGTCAATCTAACAAACGCTGATAAAATAAGAATTGCAAGAGAAGGAATGGGCTCATTAGTTACAACTAGCCCAACAGCTCAGCCTCGATACACAACTCCAAATATTTTCCGTGTATTTACAACATTCAAAGACGAAAAAGCTTTTGATATGAGCACACAGATTGAAGAAATAATGCAGTCAGAAGAAGTAAATAATTTCTTAAATAAATATAAAGGTGGCGCAAGATTTAGGAGAGAAATAAAACAAGCTGGTGGAGATTTTGAAGAAGTAATGAAAGTTTTTGGTAGAAGCGACTCAGCATTTCAGGCACTTTTTGGAGCAGCATTTCAAAGAAAGCAAGAGGATGTCATTGAAGCTGGTGGAGATATTTTAGGTGTCTACATTAATAGATCTACAGCAATTAGTTCAACAATGAGGCAATATCGAGATTTTCTAACAAAAGCTGGACAAAATGATAAAAATATAACTAAGTATTTACTTGAGAATTTTCAAATAGGAATGCTGTCTGCTGAATCAGTTATTGACTTAGCAACAAATCCTGTTGGAATCCAACAGGCAATTGATACTGCAATGTCAACACAAATTGCAATAACAGATCAGATAGCTAAAGCTGATTTTCTTAATCAAGAAGGTGTTAATAGGGCTATAGCTAGACTAATGGGCTATCAAGGGGCAAATGCCGGAAGAATAACAGCAGATGAAATTGGACAACAGGGTATTGAAAATCTAGGAAAATTAATTGGTTTTAGCAGAGTGGCTGGCGAGCATCTTGGCATGGACCAAGAGCTCATGCTAGGAATAGATGAATATGTATTTACCAAAAGAGTGGCAGACAAGGATAAACAAATCTTACTAAAGGGTGTCATTGATGAGATGAAAAGATCTCAAAATTTTTTTGGTGTTAATAGCTTTACCGCAAGAATAGAAGAACTTCAAAAAGCATATGACACACAGGACGCTACAGTTATGGCAGAAGCTCTAAAACCATTTTTGCTAAAAGCGAGCCACAAATATTCATCTCAAGCAAAAAACGCGCAAGTGGGCGAAGAACTATTTGGTTTTTTTGAAGTTACAAGAAAAGCTAATTTAGCAAATATAGATGATGTAATTAGAAGAACTTCAATTGTATCTGAAGATTCAATGAAGTTAGCACAGGCTTTCTTGGAGTCCAATAGAGATAAATTAGATTATATTTTTGGTACAAACCAAGAAGATCGAGCAGCATTTTCTGAACTGCAAAAAGCAAACTTCTACGCCAGATCAGATTTTTTGCAAGAAGATTTATTAAAGCAAATTGATGAAGCGTCACAATTAAAAAATATATCTATGGAAGAATTTACTAATGCAGTAGATAAATTAACACTAGGTAGTAGAGTTGATATTGCTACACTTGAATCAGTTACAGAAAATCAAAGGTTAGTTGACGCAGCACAAAATTTAAAAAATGCGAGAAGACTAAGAAACATTAAAGCTCTTGAAGAATTTGATCCTGCCATGGCTCAAGAACTAACAGACGAAATATTAAATAAAATTCAAGCAAAAAGGAAACTAACAACACGTCCAGCTCCAGCAACTTATAATGAGTTTGCAGAATTAATAGAAGAATTATACAGGAATGAGTTTGGAAATATAGCCTATCCAGGCATGATGCAGGATAGAAGTCTAATAGAAGCTACACAGCTTGCAATTGCTGGCGAAGCAAATGTGGACAGAATACCTAGCGAAACACTTAGGAATGAAGCTAATTTACAAGCTAGAATAATTAAGTCACAGTTTGACAGAAGTGAGCTTCAGACTCAATTTGACATATTGGAACAACGTGGTACAGCATCTTCGGTTAAAGAATTGGAAGATCTTCTGTCTGGTGGCTCTGATGGCTCAAGATCAATATCGGATGATATGATTAGATCCGTACTAGATGAGGAGCCAGATGCTCCAATAACTAAAGTAAAATTTAAGAGATTTTCACAGAAAATTAAAGATGGAGAATTTACAAAATTATTTAAAGAGCCAATGATAAAGAATAGCGTCCTTGCTATCGGTGCCCTTGCAGTAGGCAGTTTAGCTTATTCCTCATACAAGGATAGAACAGTTGACGATATGACTGGCCCACCCCTACTGCCAGGTGGTTCCCCATATGAATCCAATTATCCAACAAGAATCCCTCAGATCCCTAATATGTCTAATAGTGGATATGAGACTGGAAATAATTATGATATAAACATAAATGGATCACCTGAAGATGTTGAAAAATTTAATCAGTTGGCGTCAAGCTTATCTAATGGGAAAATTCGCACTACTATATTTAACAGAATTGCAAATGTTGCAGAGGACCCATATGGGTCAATAGCCTCGTCTTACTAGGGTAATGAACTATGATCTTTGGTGCACGTAAACAAAATAGCACGCTATCTGCTGCTGGAAAAATAACTAAAGATACATCCTATAGAACAGAGAGTGCAAATAAAGTATCTGCCAAGGTAGTATCTGATAAGAATACTCTATCAAAAGAACCAACTAAACCAATTGAGACTGTAAAAAACGTAGGTGCAGATAAACAAAAGGGGTCCTACGAGGGCCTAATGCACAGCTCATCAACTGTAATACAGCCAAAAAATGTTGGTTATGATAATAAAAATCTACAAAAAGCTAGATATGATAAAAATGTAAATTTTTTAAATAAAACTAATATTAATAATATGTCTAACACTAGCTCTGGTTATAGTATAATGGATAACTATAGTAAATTAAAAATAGTAAAAAATTCTAGTAGTATGATTAATAATATAGTTAAAAACAATATGAGATTTAATTAAGGTAAACTATGGCACTAAATGCAGTCACCAAACAGGCTCTTCAGACTCTTTCTGATAATAATAAAATTGATGAGTTAGTTAATATTCTAGACATATTATTGGAGCCGAGTAAAGTTACGCTAGAAGATGATAATGATGGATCAGCTGACAATTGGAAATATTTATATAATACATTATATGGTAAACTTTCACCAGAACTTGCTGGCGTAATTACATCTTTTATATTTTATGGTGAAATTTATCAAAAACCATCGCATCCATTTTACGATTTAGAATTACCAGAGTATGATCTGGTATGTAGAAATCTATTAGAGTATGATGAAAACGATCCATATTCTGTTAACAGTTTCAATAGAGTTATAGCTGCCTACATAACAAAAATTGATGGCGCAATCTTTGATGATACAATCTTTTCGCAATACAAAGAAAAGCGAAATTTAGATTCAGATACCAGCGACTCTGAAGTAAGACAAGATTTTTTAAATGAAATATTTAATGATGATAATCTTGGAGTAAATGAACTAGACAGATGGCCTGCTATCGTTAGAACGTATATTTCATTAGTCAAAGCTAGAATTGACAATTTTATTGGCTCTAACTATGATGTTGATATATTAGAGTCATTAGAAGAGACAATTAGCTCAGAAGACGATGCTCTACCTGGAACTTCAACGCTCCAAAGTATATATGAATTTTATAATTTACAATACGAATATACAGCTTTAATAGCTAATATATTTTCCGGCAGACCCAGTCCGCTATCTGCTGATATTAATGGTGAGGTTAATGAAAGATTTAATTCAGTTTTTACCAAAATTGATACTACTCAAATAACCCAATTAGACAGTAAAGCTTTTACAAGTTTAATGAATAGAATCGAAAGGTCAGGATTATTAACCTTAGCCTCATACGCGTATGAAATATCCGAATTTGCTAAAAGAAGACTTCAATCCAAATTTAGTGTTATTCGGTCTGCGAGTGAATTTGTAGACCCTAAAGTGGACGTAGGATGGTTAACTCTTGCACAGCAGGTAACTGCAAACTTGACAACAGATCCACTTCTATTAGCTACAGTTGATTATTATTTTCCTAGCCTAATTCAATTTTTCATAGAAGCAATAGCTATCCAAGGTGATTATTCTAATGGTGGATACGGTGGTTCAGAAGACGATCCATTAAATAATCCAGAAGAAATGCTAAGAAGCTTGCTGGCGGCATTCGGTGTGAACGAAAGAGGTGAGCCCATTTTTGAATGGGCATCAACTAGAAATACTAGTTCAAGAATTAAAGAAATAATTACAAAATCCCCTTACTTTAGAAGTAATATTCAACCGAATAATCCAGATATATTTCACTTAAGAATAGGAGCTGCTAATTTTTACGTTCCTCCTATAACTATAGATATAAATACAACATTTAAAACTGGTAGCTTAACTGGATCAGCAATAAGACAAAAGAATAGTCCTAAATTCAATTCTGGCTATAAAGAAACTTCAATTAGAATGAGATTATTCTTTCCAAATTATGAAGAAATATGGGGATTAAATATAGAGGACGTATCGGCAATAGATCTAAATCAAGATATGAAAATAGATTTTAGATATGGTGGTGACTCTGAAATTAAAATAGATAAATTTTTATCATCACTTAGAGGCTTTATAGCCGCATTTAAATATTCGCCAATTCTTCCAATTAAGAATCAGTATCTTAATTCAATCCATGGAATAACAGCAGTTGCATTGGCTGGAATGAGTATATCTACAATTCCAAATTTCCCATTTGCCCTAGCAGTGGATTTAGAGTTATTAAATTTCAACCATGAACCATTTCTTCCAATGGTAAAAGATTTTAATCAGGCAGTGCACTGGGGTAAATATCGCCAATATATGGGTAAGGCAGCAGGAGCAATGCATCAGTATGTTAACGAAGAATTTTTGATAAAGTCTTCTGACGCAAAAGATGCCAATACGGAAATAGTTACATCGTCCTCTTCTGGATCGCGGCCAACTGGATCACCAGATTCAATAGAAAGAGGAATATTGAACGGTGATATTTCTCCATATGAAACTCAAACAGAAAATGAAGGCTTAGATGTACTTACTTATAATATTTTTGAAGAATGGAGAAATGGAAATCATTTAACGATATATACACCAGCTGAAACACAAACAAAAATATTCCTACCAAGTACAGCATCTTTTAGATCTGCGGAAGAAAAAATCCTTCCTGATTTATCAGAAGACCTTTGGGCTGGATTCTTGAGAAGAGTTGGTATAGATATTAATCAAGTAGATGGTTATGGAATTTCATTAAGTGAAACTATAGATATCTCAAGAAATAATAATTATTCAATGTCTACAAAAAACTTGCTAAAGTATTCTATTGATTTATTAACAGCTGGATTGAACGCAAGCTCAGAATCTGCTCAGGCATACTCATATTTGGCAACAAACTTTATTCAAGAAAACTCAAATAAATCCATTTTCAATGGAGATGGTGGACAATCAGTAAAAGATTGGTTTAAACAATATAGCTCCCTTCTGGAAGAAGACGCAGATTATATTGCCCCTCCAGACGTTGGAGGACTTGACACATTAGATATTTGGACTTTTCAAGGCCAAAAAATTAGTGACGTATCGTTAACTTCAATGAAATCTAGACTTATTGAAATAGCTAGAGATCCATCAATATTATTAGATTATATTGTAAGCGGAAAATCTGAAGCGCTTAGAAGGTCAACTGGCGTTCAGCCAGATGAAGAAAAATTAAAACAAGAAGTTAAGACAGCATTTAATGTTTTAGTTTATGAAAGATTTTTTGCAAGTGGACCCATTCAAGCACTTCTTGAAGCATCACGTTTGAGAAGTGGAAATTACCATTTTAATGAATGGGAAGTTCCAATGTTGAGAGTTGATTTAGATCCATCATCAGTAATCATAAATGGTGTTACAGTAAGCATGCAAAACACTTTTGCAAAACTGCAAGTCCAAATGCACGATGAACCAACTTATCAGCATATTGGTGGTGGCGATACAAATATTAATATATCAATGACTGTTGTTGGTGAAAAAGAATTAATAAAATTAAGAAATATATTTAATCATGTATCTGGATTAGCTAGATTAGAGCACGCTACTGGCGTAATTGGTTTTCTTGGTATCAAAAATATTATAACAGCATTATGTGGTGTCAAATATGTTCTTCCATTAAATTATTCTGTTAATACAATTCCCAATTTTCCGCACACATATCAAGTTCAATTAACTCTAACTGACTTTGATATTTTTCAGCAAAAAAGAGAAAAATTATCTTCAAAACAACAAGAAGATATGGTTAAGCATTTTCAAACTAAGAAAAATCCATTTCTTAGAATAAAACAATTATGGGGTGCATTTAACGCATATCCAGATTTTCCATTAGATGTAAAAAACGAATCTGGGGAAACGGTTGGTCATTTAGATCCAGATTTCTATTTTAGAAGCTTTGAAATATTTGACAGAGACGTTGTTAATAGTTTTTCTAATGAGCAACCAAGAATTCAAGAATATAATTTTAATAACAATATTGATGAAGCCGACCTTTTAAATGAAGCTGGCAAGGCACAAAAAGTTCTCGATTTCATGAGACTATATAGGGATTCAACAGATATACCTGGTAGTAATTATATTACTAAAACTGAATTAGTGGAACAAATGAATGACTTCATAAAAGATAAAAATATGACAAGATCAGAATTTGTTCATTTAATAAGACTTGTTTCTTCCTCTGAAACAACATATGACGCAGAAATGAAAATAAACTTTTTAACAGACTATATTTCAATCAGCGCAGAAGCTAATGAAAATAACCCATTCTTAGAAGCATTAGATCCTGCTCCATTTGTTCAGGGTGAGATTAGCCCAAATAGTATATCTCAACGAGTAGCAATAGAAGCAGCTCTTTCCGGTGATTATAGTCTTTATGAAGAAAATGATGAAGGTAATTTGGTTAAGGAAAAATATGTAAGTTTTCATCCAGATGAAGTTGATTTTCATAAACAAATATTTACATGGCCAGCATCTAGTAGTGAGGACATAGAGTCCAATAGAATACCCGCAATGCTGCAAACAGCAATCGGTACACATTATGGATATGTAGAAAGAGATACTGGTAGATTCTACTTAACAAGTGGTGGAGAAAATGTTCAAATAGATTCTGGAAGAGTAACTCTTAGAAATAATTATGTCGTAGATTCTCAAATTCCAGAATACGGAAACACAACAGTAAACAGTATGGTTCCTGGTGCTGTGTCATTAGATAAATATCAAAAAGCATATACTGGAGATGTTTATACTCACTGGGAAACCATGATGGTTGACTCAGCATATAGAGATGTTTCCGGACGTATGTTACGGGCATTTCCCACCTACATGCTATGGCTTATAGATGAAGGTGGATATTTTGCTGGCGTTAAATTATTTGATAACTTTTATGGACTACAATCAATTATAGATTTCTCAGTAGTATCTTCCGAAGATCTACTGGGTGATACTCTTATTTTTAGATTATCTAATCTATATGGTAAATTAACAACCAAAGAGTCTGACAAAATATTTAATCCAAACGTAGAAGAGCTAGATGAGGAGATGTCTTTAACTGAGGGCCTATCTTCTATAATTGATCGAACATTAAATATATCTAGAAATATTCTTTCTGGAATGAGAAATGAATATATAGTAGATATAAATAATATTAGATTAAAGCCAGGAGTAAGAGTTCACCTAAGAGCTGGTTATGGTTCTAATCCAAATTCTCTTCAAACAATATTCAATGGCGTTATTACCAATGTTGAACAAGGTGAGATAGTTACAGTAACTGCGCAGTCTGATGCAATTGAGCTTGGTGCAGTTGTTAACTCAGTTAATAAAAATGGCCATAGTGGTAAAATTGATGGCGGTATAGATACTGGAATGTATTTGTCTGAGCCAAGAGATTTAATGGTTAGACTTTTATCTATGGGTTCATCTAGAACAAGAGAAGCTTTAGCTAGAGCAACAAATGGAACTATATTTTCCGAGAATCGCTTTGGAATAAGACACTTTGGAATGATACTTTATGAACCACTTACTGAGACTGAATCACAAAGAGCAGACGCTATGCGGGCAAGTATTCAAGGTGCGGCAACTATCGTTGGAAGTGGAGGAGGCGCATTAAATGCCGCAGGAGGTATAGCTTCAGGATTCTCCTTCAACTATAGAGGAAATACTCTAAGCGCTATGTGGCAGTTATGGTCAAACTTTGCATCTGAGGTTGACTTAGAAATATTCAAAAGAAATATATATCCAGGAAATGGAACTGGAATGGCACAGTTCTTGGGAGGAGACCTAGATGATGGTTGGTCTACAGCAGCCTCTCTTGTTCCGGCAGATATGCAAAATGAAAGATTAGGTTATACAAAACGCTTAACAGATTTTGCATGGAATAGGTTAGTTATTGAAAGTCAAAATAATACACCAGGTTCCAATTTATCTATAGAAAATTTAGTTGAAGACAACAAATTAATCCAATCAACAGCAAGAGGTAATTTTGTAAGAGGCAGCTTGTCTCTAGGTCTAATGGGCGTAGGTTTAGCTTTTGGTGGACCTGTGACAGGAACATTATTAACTGGCCTAGGTTTAACAGGTATATTATCTGGTAGAGGCGGAACAAATTTATTTAGAACTTTAGGAATTATTTCCCAAAATCCAGATGATGACTTAAAGGGATTTGATGAAGTATCATTTAGGGCGCAAACCTATATGAGAACTGTTTGGGATATCTTTCAGACATGCGCTAGATTACTACCAAACTATATAGTTGCTGTAAGACCATTCGAGGATAGATCAACAGTTTTCTACGGAAAGCCGCACTGGTTATACACATCTGGTGTAGTTCCTGTAACAATGGGTTTTCCTGGTCAAGAAAAAGCTGAAGAATTAGGTATTATACTTCCACAGGAAAGAAATGCCGACAGTGATCTTATTAGTATCTTAGATAGAGTTAACAGAGAAAGTAACTCCTACGCAGATTACTCCGCATTTTTTGCTGCAGCAGAACCAGATGAAACGCTAGAAATGCTAACAGTAGATTTATTAGAGTCTACTGGCATATATGCACCAAGCCAAACTCTTGCAGGTAAAGTCTTAAACTTTTATTCACAACAAGCAAGTACATATAGAAGTACACAATACTCTGATGAAGGCCCAAACGTAATACTTGCAAAAATTCCAGTAACAAAAGGTTTTGCAAACGTTGGGTTACACTTACCAATTGATATAAACAATAACGGTTCTACGGCAGCAAGAATTGGTGATATATTTAGTGTACATAAACAAATTAACAACCTAACACCAAGATACTCATTCCCATATTTTATTGCAACAAGTAAAAAATTGCTAGAAAACTCTTCGACTATTAACAGTGAGCTAGATGAACTCTTTGGAGATATGGTGTTCGATGATTCACCTGATGAGGATTCATATAACAATCTAGCGCAGTTAGCCGCATATGAATTTAATTTTTTTCTTGAGACAAAACAAACATTGATACCTTCAGAGGGTAGTGTAAATTATGAAAATATCCTTAATCTTTTTGACTTAAATCAAGCTGCAATAGAAAGTAGTCTAGCTAACGGAATAGATGCGACTACTGAATTGATAAGAATGCCCCTGCCAAATATAGGAACAGCTGGCGGAATAGTGCCAAATGCAGATGAGGAAGATTTAAGCTTTGAATATGATCCTGAAATATTTGGTAAGCTGACATATCAAGAATGGGGAAGTCCAAAAACCGTAGAAGATGAGCAATTCTATATTGCCATGAGATGGCCATATAATCCCCCTACAAGTTCTGGTGATACCACAACATTGGCTAAGTTTAAAGAAGAATATGGTTTTGAAAACTTGTATGGAAGCGCTGAAGACTATAAAAATAGAAAAATTTTAGTATACAACCCAGTGAATAGAAGGTCGGTAATATGTAGGCCAGCTTATTTTTTGTGGGGAGAAGAAATAGGGGACATACCTGACGTAAATGCAGACCTCAATGTAGATGCAATAGTTTCGCCAGACGCAGCTTTTTATTTAGGTATTATTACAAGAGCTTCATCGGATTCTAGTGATGTAGAAATGGGTACTGATGATATATTTGCAGTCTTTGCTACAAGTGGATACAGAGTAACACCACTTGCACAAGAGTGCCTATTCGCTTTTGTGCCAGATAATACTCCGCTAGGAGTAGTGTCACCCTCTATAGCGCCAGCTATCAATTTTAAATTGAAAGACAAAAATGGCCTAGATATAGATGATGACTTCCATTATACAATTGGATTTGGAACATTCACCTCCGATAACGCAGATTCTGCATTAATTGCACAAGAAAAAGTTGAAATAATACCTAGTCAGGATGGATCTGTTTCTCCAGGTGCTGGAGGTCGGGCAGTTTATGGGTTAAACAACTCATTGTCTAATTTGACTCTATATGGAACAACATATGTTGATAGTATAGAAGGATATGAATTTGGTGGCAACATATTAAAGAACACAAACGCCAAAACCTATTTTCAAGCAGTCTTAGACGCAGAGTATGAAACTCTTGAAAGAAGAAAATTATGGGAGATACTTGACGCCGAAAAATCATCGACTGATGGAAATTCAAACAATAATAATAGAGTTTCCTTTGCTCCAGCATGGGATCCAGCCGATTTAATCGGCATAAAAGCAAGATCATATTATGATGAGAATTATGATCCAAGTGTTTCCGTAATAGCAGGTGATGGTAGAACTCTAAATCAAGCTACTGATATTTGGGATCAATTTAGGTTTGGATATCATACCTACGAAAGTGTAAAGCAAATATTTTTTGATACTTTTGGACTAAACGCTGATGACGACACTCCATTCCCCGCATATCTAAAAACATTAATAAATCCAAATTCATTATCAAATGAAGAACCAATTGAATATTTTAAATCTATAAAATCTGGAGACAACAATGCCATAGATGAATTTGCAATTTTACTTGGATCTGATTATTACCCAACGCTTTCTACGGAAGAAGGTTTTATGGGAATAGCTAACTTAACAGCAAAAGGGGCATATGAAGAGGCGGTAGAGTATATTAGAAAAGGATGGATAGACGCTGGCTTAGACGAGGGTGGATTAATTAATTACTTTAATACATCAATAACTAGGTCATTAAAAGCTTTTGGCGAAATGTTTTTCTCTGGTCAATCAATACAAGATATATTCAAATTCAGTTTAAGTTTAGAAGATGATGAAAGTTTAGAACAAATTTTAAGAGAAAAAGTAACAAGCCCAAAACAACTGTTTTTAATTTTAGTTGGACTATTCCGTCAAAGATTATGGGAAGAAGCCTATGGTAGAGCTTGGCTTGTTCTAAAGCCAGACAGAAAAAAAACTGGAGCAGAAGACGAAGGGCAATGGAGCTTTAGGCCAGTTGATAAAGTGTTCAGGGCATTTATTAATCCATATACAGCATTAGCTAAATCAAGTAATGGGGCTAAATTTACGCAACTACTTGTGTCAACTAGAGGTGAAGGTAGCAGTACTACTAATATCTTTGGAGATATTGCAAATGGGGTATCCGATTTCTGGAATGACAATATAGGACCAATATTTACAGCGATTGGCGATGGTCTAGGCGCACTAATGTCCATGTTCCAGTTATCTATGCAGCAATTAGGTTTTGCCCTAGGTGAAGTTGGAAACTTTAAAAAACAAGCCCATATTCTAAATAAAGTTTTAAACGATTCAATTTATTATTCATTAGGGCAAGAAGGCTCACTGCTTAGAGCAGTAGATAATCCATTTACTCGAGAGTATGGCGAACCAGTTATTGAGATTAGAGAACCATTCCAAAGAATACATTATATTAGTTCATTTTCTCATATTATTTCAAATCAAATACAAGAAAACTTAAACAATGTATCTACAGTTGTTACAGCAGTATCTGACGGAAAATATCCTGTTACAGTTGCATTAGATAAGGGTGCACCGTCCGAAAGGCAAGTGGAAAAAACTGTAGAAAGTGGTATTTATTTTGATAATATGGTTGGATCAGGATTCTTAGGATTCTTACACCCACTATTTCATCCACTCGAAACAATAAGAGGTGTTGCCAAAAACATTCAAGGTACTCCCGATGAGTTAACTGCAAGAAGGATTGCTTTATCTCATCTGAAAGAATCTATAAAAGATATCTATCAAGGTGAATTAATTATACTTGGAAATGGAGATATTAGACCACACGACTTGATTTATATCGCTGACGTATACGAAAGAATGTATGGCATATTTGAAGTTGAACAAGTAGTACATCATTTTACTTCTGACTTAGGATTCATAACATCAATTACCCCAAATGCGATAGTAAGTGTCAATGATCCCGCAAAGTGGTTTATGACATCATGGATTCATTCATGGATGAATGTTCAATCAACTAGAAATCAAGCAAGAATTATTCTTGATAGAGTAAGAGACGGAAATGCTGGGTTTACAGTTGGAGGAAATATATCAATTGATGCCCTTAGTGAATCGCTAACAGATTCATTAATCGGTGGAATACAATTTACCCATGGTTCTTCTGCGCTAGCAAAAGACGCAATGGCTAATCAATTGGCACAAAACTCTGATCAAATTTATAATGAAATATCGGCAAGAGCAGGATCAGCAGCTGGTACCACGGGCAGTTTGCCAGCGCTATTCTTTGGAGCTTTTGCAAATACTGTACCAATTGTCGGACAGCTTGCCTGGAGTGGCTGGAAATGGGTTAGAGATAATGTACTAGATCAACACGGATGCTATGTCCAATATCTCAATAAGAATGGTCAACCAATGGATGCGGGTCTATCATATAATCAGGGAATGGTAGTAGGAATGCATCACAGTAAGGCTCTACTTCCAGGAATACTAGGCGTAAGAAGAAAGGTGAGAACAGCAGAAGGTTACACCTATGTTAGATCGGATGATCTATTCCAAAGTTTAGGTTGGAAGGAAACGGAAATATCAGATCTAGTTAGATATACTGGCTATCAAAACGCATTAATACATGCAAGAGTATTAAATCTGTCTGGACTTGGTCCAGAAAAAGCTTCTTTGCAGCAACAATACAGAGTAATAGTTAAGGTTACTGATTTTAAAGACGGTGACACAATTGATGTTGAAGACATCTTGAGTGGAGCAGTTTTTACTGTAAGATTTGATGGAATTAACACATCTGAAACAAATCAAATTGAAGGAAAAATTGGTTATCCAGATACATCTAGCAATAGCAATCTATCATTCCTGGATCTTTCGACACCCGGCGGTGCAGCAAAAGAATATGTAAGAACAGCTTTGAGTGATAAAATATTTATTGTTAGAATTAATCCAACAAGAACAGGTCCAACTGCTATCCTAGATTCAGATTATGAAGCTGGAGCAGAAAGAAATAATGATTCCGTATATGAAAAAGATCAATTTAATCGTTCAATTGGAACAATATTCCACTCGGTACCACCAGAAAATATAGAAAATCATAAATCTTTTGTTGCAGAAAGAGCACGTTCTGCGGTGAGAAAATATCAAAATGATACATATCTGCCAGGTGGAGTTAATTCAACTACAGAAGATTATGTCAAGGAATCGCTTAAGGCATCTTTTGATAGTGGCTCTATATTCTTTACAAAATTTAATGAAATATACAATGCGCTTTATGAACTTAATACACCTGATTACTATACTTCTAGTAGAGTAGATGGTGTAGAACAGCTTTCCGATCCATTGTGGGTTACCTATATTGCAGATGGTATTACAAATCCTAGTTTATTAAAACCACTAGGAGTTTTGGTTAATATGAAAATACTTGAAGAATTATATATTATTACATCAATGTGGCCACAAGTTTCATGGGATGAATATTATCAAAATGGTCAACCCTATACATTAAATTGGGAGCTTGTAGTAAATAACTTGGCAAAAGTTTATGTAAAAGATCTTCAAAGAGAGTCACAATCTGTTCAAACAGGGGCAGAATCTGTTCCTCAATTAAATCAAGTTCAGGGCAATAGTAGGTAGGTTAATTATGGTTGCTATAAATGGATCAGAAATGTCGACAACTGGATCGATAACAAATAGTATATTTAAACAATATTTTCCTGGCGGAAATCAATTAGTTAAAAATACAAGCTATTCTACTGAAGGTGTTCAAAATAGAACACTGCATTCTACAGTTTTTGAAGATGTTGCTTCTGGATTTAACCTATATAGAAATCCTAGATCAGTCCTTAAATTTAATCAGTTAGGGGTTTCTTCATCGTTGGAAAGTTTATTAACTGGCGGTGGAGAAACTGCATTTGGTAGTTCAAACTCAATAGTAATTAAAAACCCAGAAGACGGAAATGCAAACTCTACACTATCTGGAGGAACTGCTTTTGCACGAGTTTTGGGTGATGGAAAATTAATCGGAACTGCTGGATATAATGATATTAGTGGTTCAATAATTAGAAATATATTTAATTCACAAACAGCATCACAGTCACTAAATGGAACTAATGTAGATGGGCATTCTCATAATCCAGGAATTGTTGGAACATATGATCCATCAGCTCCATCTGGTGGACGGAGAGAGGTTGCCCTTTCGTCTCAAATGACTGAAGAAGAAAAAGGTTGGATTGTTGAGAGAGGAAAATACCTAACAACTATTAACGAAAATGCTTTTAGTGCTCAAGATAGAGGAATACTATCTAATGGATGGGATTTTGATATTCCCAACGAGTACGTAAGCAAGAATCTAAAGTATGCAGACAATGGTGGTCCAGTATCAAATGAAATAATCTTATATAATTCACAAAGAGCATATATAGCACCAGCATTAATAGAATTTTTAATATATATTTCTTCAAAGTTGGATTTTTATGGTGGATTTGGAACTGGTAGAAATTGGAGTGTTGCCTTAATTAATGGTAGCTCATTAACGAATCATAGAGTTGGTAGAGCAATAGACATATCTTTAATAAGAACAAAAGATCAAAAAGAAGTTTACAATTTAGCTGCAACTGCTGGTGATGAGCAAGTATACATAAAAGCTTTTGAGCTTTTAATGTCAGCAATAAATACAGGTCCAACATTTTTGCAACCAGATATGATAATAGTAAGTGATGAAATTGGTCGACAATATGGAATAGATTCTGGAGAAAATGGAACTGAGCCAGCGTCTTCTGAGATAAGAATGAAATATCCTAATGTGCCATACACACAATTTTATTCTGACCTAGGAGGAAGTCATAGGGATCATATTCATATATCTTTTTTAGAGGGAAGATCCGGAATATATTCAGGACCAAATGGTCAGTTGCAAGGGACCATAATAAATACTCCGCCTCCTCCAGGGGATGATACTCCGCCTCCTCCAGGGGATGATCGCGACTTTGGAGACCAACCCCGGGCACCAAGGGGGGGGAATCCTAATATAATTTCACTTTCAAATCCAAAATTTAGAACTTCATATCAAGCTAGTAATTCTGGAGAGTTAGTTGCAAATGAAATATTTGATTTACTTAGCAATATATGTTATCCAGAATTAGCAGCAATTTTAACTGCAATTTCACAAAGAGAAGGAAATGTTGGTACTATAAACGCTGATCTTACCGGAAACGATCTATCTATTGGCTTTCTGCAAAATAATTTTTTCGGAACACACGGAAATGTAGCTTATATATTACCCCACCCACAGCCAACTCTTATCGCAGGTTATAAGCTATTTGATAAATTTGATAAGTTTGATACATGGGAAGAATGGAAGTTAGACGTTCTAGAAACATATAATAGCTACAAATCTCTAGGACTTCCGCAAGATTTAATAGACGGAACTTTTAAAGGATCATCTGACGATAGGCTATGGTATCCAATCAATCAGGCATGGATTGCGTACACAGCTATGGTTGGCGAGATAGCTCCTTATCCATTTCCGTTAGAAAGAAGACTTGGCGAGTCACCACAGATGCGCCATGTTTTAACGCCCTGGGGCGATTATCGTGGAAGAGGTGCTCCGGTTGCAGGGCCTATATATAAAACTAAATTTAAAGACGCAAGAAATGTTTATATGAGAAAGACTGGAAAGTCAAAAGAGTTGGCTACTAAAGATTTATCAGATTGGGTAATAGCTTACTTTTCATTTCAAGGCAATGGTGCAACGTCAAGGTCTGTACCATATATTGATCGTTGGTTAGATGGAGTTGTCTTTAATAGGGACGGATCCGAGAACTCAGTTGTTCCACTATAGGAGGTATATATGCCAGTAAATTATCCAAAATTTGATAAAAAGATACAAGATCAAATAAACACATCCATTATACAACAAGCTAAAACACGCCCAGGAACTATAACTTCCTATGATAAAAGAAGTAATACCGCAACAATAGTATTGGAAGCCGGTAACTCTTCTAGTATAGGAAACGTAATAACAAAAGTGCCCTGTCCTATAAATAATGGAATACAGTCAGTATCGCCCACAATAGGAACAAGATGTTTAGTACAATTTAGGGATAATAATGAGGCTAATCCTTATATAGTCAGTTATTATAATGATAGGAATATTAATAGAAATTTTAACAGAGATTATGTTGTAACAAGTGGCATTCCAAGGTTCTTGGTGCACTAATGGAAGAATATCCTACTTTAGATACTTTAAATAAAATTAAAACTCAATCTGGTATGTACCCTGTTGAGTCAGAATTAAAAAGAAGAAAAGAATTTTCTGATAGAGAAGTTGGTGTTACTCATCCAGATTTAAATAGTTTTATTAGATTAAATGATCAGGGAGACATAGAAATATTTGCCTCTCCTGGCGTTGGCATAGTTATAAGCACTAGGTCAAAAAGCATTTCGCTTTTCGCAGATTCAATAAGATTTTTTACAAAAGATGATGGATTGAGATGGAATAGTTATAATTTCAATTATGCAGCCTCTTCTTATGTGGAACCAACTTTAGTAAAAATTAACTATAAGCAGATCCACTCCGCTCAAAACGGTATTTATCATTATATAGATGGTATTTCTGCTTTTGAACAGGAAGAGTTGCAGAAACCAATTACTATAGAAGGTAAGTATGGTTTTTCAGGTACACAACAGATTTCTGAACAAAAATTATCTTCTGATTTAGATTTTTCTGGTTTAACCTTAGAACAATCAGCTCTTATTGAAGCTTATCTTAGCAGTTACTCTAGATTGCAAGTCATAGCTATAGTAAAATACATAAAAGAAGGACTATCATTTGATCAAGCAGTTGAAAGATTTTTAAGGGAAAACAATGCCTGACCTATATTTTACATATACTGGTGATTTATTAATCGATGGAAAAAACGACATTGCTAAAACAACATCTGCACTACAATCAGATGTTCAGCAAATATATATAAGATTAATGACTGAGCCAGGAGATTTTATTAATTATCCAAACTTAGGTGTAGATCTTTCGCTGCTATACGGAATGCCTCAAACAGTGCAAACAGGAGAGTATGGCAAAAAACTAATAAGAACAGCCCTTCAGAGAGAAGGTCTATTTAAAGGCAGAAATATAAAAATAGA